AGAAGCAGTTGAAGAAACTGTTGAAACTGAAGAAGAAGCAGTCGAAGAAAACTTTGGTGAAGAGATTGATCAATCAAATGATTTTGAGAGCGACATCTTAGATAACGAAGAAGAAATCGAAGCAGACGAAGTTGGTGAAGAAGATGAAGACTTAGAAGATAAAGTTGACGATCTTTCAGACGAACTTGACGAGCTTAAAGCAGAATTCGAAAAATTATTAGCAGACGACGAAGAAGAATCATCTGATGAAGAAGAAGCAGAATTAGACGCAGAATTACCTGCAGAAGACGAGCTTGATCTTGAATCAGTAGAATATACTTTAGAAGATGCAGAAACTGAAGAAGAAGTTGTTGAAGAAGCAACTAAACTTTCAGATACAGTAGCAACACCAAGTGCACCAGGTGAAGATTCAAAAGAATCCCCACTTACTAAAGCACCGGCTCAACCAGCAGTAGACTTAGCAAAACCTGTTAAATCTAAAGACGGCGGAGAAGGCAAAAAAGGTGAAGCGGCAAAAGATCATACACCTACAGACAACATTAAAGTTGAACCAAAAAAGGCATAAGTCTTTTTAACTGATAGGAATTATTTTTAATGGCTAATAAATTATACGAATATTTAAGTCCGGAACTATCCAAAGTTCAGATATCTGAATCAAAAGATGGCAAGGATTTATTTATGGCAGGATTATTCATCCAAGGTGACGTAAAAAATCAAAATGGAAGAATATATCCTAAAGATGAAATTAAAAATGCTGTTGAAAGTGTAAGAACACGTCTACAACAAGGCGAAACTGTAATGGGAGAGTTAGATCACCCAGAAGAATTACAGATAAACTTAGACCGCGTGAGTCATATCATAACTGATATGCATTGCGATGATAGTAACGGTTTAGGTAAGTTGAAAATCATAGAGACGCCAATGGGTAACATTGCGAGAGCATTGTTAAAGGCAGGAGCAAAACTTGGTGTATCAAGCAGAGGAAGTGGTAATGTTAGCGAAAGCGGCAACGTTTCCGATTTTGATATAGTAACAGTGGACATTGTGGCACAACCAAGTGCCCCAGATGCCTATCCAAAGACAATCTATGAAAGTTTATTTAATATGCGTGGTGGCGCCTCAATTTTTGAGACCGCTTCTGCGTTAACACACGATAAAAGTGCAGAAAGACATTTGATGAATCAGATCACTAATTTCATCAATGAACTTAAATTATAAGTAGGAGACTACTATGGCAGTGACTATAAATGACATGCTTGAAAACGTTGAATTAACTGAAGAAGTTAAAACAGGTATTCAAGACGCTTGGACTCAGAAAATTTCTGAAGCAAGAGATGAGCTGACCGCTGAACTTAGAGAAGAATTTGCAAGTAGATACGAACATGACAAAAGTCAGATCGTTGAAGCAGTAGACACATTCATCTCAGAAAAAGTAGAAGCAGAAGTACAATTGATTGCAGAAGAAAAAGATGTTCTTGCAAAAGATCGTGTCAAATATCACAAAGCCATTAGTGAACATGCAAAACTACTTGACACTTTTGTTACTACAGCAGTAGCGAAAGAGGTTAAGGAACTTCGTGCAGATAGAACAAAGGTAAGCGAACATGTTGCTAAACTCGATGAGTTTGTAACAGAATCACTTGCTGGAGAACTTTCAGAATTCCACGAAGATAAAAAATCTTTAGTTGAGCAGAAAGTTAAAATGGTAAGAGAAGGCAAAAAGCAATTAGCAGAAGCCAAAGCAGAGTTTATTAAAAAAGCCGCTAACAAAGTCGAAGGCATTGTTAATGGTGTAATTGTAAATGAAGTAACTTCTTTCCGTAATGACATTACTAAGGCTCGTGAGAATGACTTCGGTCGAAGAATTTTTGAAGCATTTGCGAACGAATATGGTACAAGTTACCTAAACGAAGCAAAAGAAATCAAAGCAGTACAGAAACAAATAGCCGAAATGGAACTGAAACTTAATGAATCTAAGCAAGTAATTGCTAAGAGTGAAGATGCAACGAAACTTGTTGAATCAAAATTAAGAATTGCAGAAGATACAGCGAATCGTAAAGATACGTTGCAGAAACTGACAGCACCGTTAGGCAAAGAGAAGAAAGAAATAATGTTCGATTTACTTGAAAGTGTTAAAACTGACAAACTGGAAGAGTCCTTTAATAAGTACTTACCTTCAGTTTTAGATGGAGAAACACCAAGAGCAAAGAAAACATTGTCTGAATCAGTCGTCAGTGTAAAAACTGGAGACAAGAAGGCCGTTGCAAACGCAAAAGCCGAAGACGTAACCTCTGATGATGTCGTTGAACTTGACATGATTAGAAAATTAGCCGGACTTTCAAAATAATTAGGAGTAATAAAATGGCAGATTTATTTGAGAGCAACTGGTCGGCAACAAAAGACGCATTAATGGAAGGTGTAACGGGTAACCGTAAATCTACATTAGATGTGGTTCTTGAAAATAGCAAAAGGTATTTACAAGAGTCCGCAACAGCAGGTGCAACAGGTGCCGGTTCAGTAGCAACTTTAAACAAAGTAATGTTACCGTTAATCAGAAGGGTTATGCCTTCAGTTATCGCTAACGAATTAGTAGGTGTTCAGCCTATGACTGGCCCAGTAGGGCAAATCCATACACTAAGAGTCCGTTATGCGGAAACAGGTGGTGGAGCAACAGCAGGTGACGAGGCTTTAAGTCCTTTCAAACTTGCTTCAACTTACGCTGGTTCTCCGGACGCAACTGCGGCCGCTGAAGGAACAGCAGGTAAGAAAATGAGCATTCAGATCTTAAAAGAAACTGTTGAAGCGAAGACAAGACGTCTTTCAGCAAGATGGACTTTTGAGGCGGCTCAAGATGCAGAATCAATGCACGGCGTAGACGTCGAAGCAGAAATTATGCAGGCTTTAGCACAAGAGATTGTTGTTGAAATCGATCAAGAAATTATCGGTTCATTAAGAACTCTTGCAGGTGCTGGAACAACTTTAGACTTTAGTTCTTTAAGTGGAACAAGTGTATACGTTGGTGACAGACACGCGGCTTTGGCAATTGAGATCAACAGAGCGGCTAACAGAATCGCGGCAAGAACAAGACGTGGTGCTGGTAACTATATCGTTGTATCTCCAGAAGCATTGACAATCCTACAAAGTGCGTCAACTTCTACTTTCGCAAGAACAACTGAAGGTTCTTTTGATGCACCTACAAACACTAAGTTTGTTGGAACATTAAACGGAACAATCAAAGTATTTGTAGACAACTATGCGGCTGACGGAACTAAAGTTCTTGTTGGTTACAAAGGGTCTTCAGAAACTGATGCTCCTGCGTTCTATTGTCCTTATATCCCATTAATGAGCACAGGTCCAGTTATGGATCCTGCTACATTTGAACCAGTTGTAAGTTTCATGACCAGATACGGTTATAAAGAACTTACTAATACTGCTTCATCTTTGGGTAACGCGGCAGACTATGTTGATGCAATTACATTGTCCAACATTTCTTTCCAGTAAGCCTTAAAGACTTATTTGAAACAGTTTCAGTAGAAA